ATAAACGCAGCACGTTCGTGCCAAAGCGCAGTAGCAACATCAAACACCCAAGTAACATTGGCTGAAGGAAAGATTAGCACATAGAACGAATGGCCGTCTTGCTGGTATGTGTAGGCAATGGCATCTGAAAGGTTTCCGTACTGTTGGATTTGCCACTCCACAGCGTGTGTAGATATTCGTTCAGCAGCGTAACCATTTGCGCGGTAGACGATACCCTTACCGCGCGCGTCAGCGCCTAACCAAAAAAGACCGTTGTCTAATTTAGCAACCGAGAAAGCCGCAATACAACCCACTTCATTAAATGCGCCTTGAACGGGCACTAATGGGAATGGAGATGACCCAGCGTCGTACCAAACCTCAACTGAATTGGTTCCAAATAACCATATCTCACGGTGGTCAACAATAAGCGACACCAAGCCGTCAGGAGAGCCTTCAGCGCTTGCAAAATCTAGCGGGTCTATAGATGTACCATCAAGCAAAGTTGTAATCCACACTCGCTGGCTGTTTGGTTCATTAAATACAAAATAGCCGTTTATATAACCTACCGTAACAGCGCCTGGAAAATCGGGGTCAGTAATTTGTGCAAACGCTAGTGTTGAGCTGTTATAAATAAAGCTTGGGCCGTTGCAAGCGATGAATAGTTGCGTACCGTTGTCAGACATGCTGACGGGGCCAGATGACCCCGCAACAGTGCCAATTATCGTAGTGTTCCAAAGTGAATCAATTTTGTACAACGTTTCGCCTGATACGGCGTACCCATATCCACCAAACTGCCACAACCCGCGTATAGGGCCGTCCCCCATGTTTGCCAATAGACGCAAGCCAGGCGCGCGGTTTAAAAACCCTGGCTCTTTACCGCCATCAGGCACCGCTTCGGGAAAAAGGTTGACCATCCGAGCGTCAGCAGCGTTAACGCTACGCGCTACATAGGCTGACCCAAGAATAGGCGTCTTCATCAATAGTTACCGGCGTAGACGTTGAAGCGCTGGCGCGTTGCCACAATTGCATAAGGCATCGACATCACATCATCAGGGTTGTTGATGCGTTTCAGATTGCGCTTGCTGGTCATAGCAATACGTTGCACTTGAGGGCTTGGCTCAATGCCGTACTCCGGCGCTATCTCCATTGCCAAGTTGTAGGTAAACGCCCTCAAATAGCCTGGTGGAAACAACATTTGTGTTGCCAACGTAGCGGGCTGATTTATTTTTTCAACCGAAATAAAGTGCCATTCCAAGTCCCGAGTGGGGCGAGGATAGACCGTCATTGTGAAATTTGGGTAAGTGTTATTTACAAAAATAACTTGCGGATATGTTGAAGTGACAGTCTTAACCGCAATGCCGTCATACTGCTGTTGATTGATAAATTTGATGCCAAACGACACGTTTGTGCCGGGGTCACGGAAGTAGGTAGCGTCATCAAGCAGCACTGGGCGCAAACCCACAAAGTTACCTGACGGGCCAAGTGTGCGGGTAATTTCGCCAGCAGGCCAAGTAAATATTTGATCTTGAGTGGAAAACACCGACAACCGTTCGGTGTTCCAAGAATCGATCATCTGATCAAGCGCAGTCAACGCGTCATTTGACATGTCTGCCGAAGGTGTTTCACCTTCAGCCAGTACACCTAGCAAGCGCAATGCTCGGTTGATTTGTTCGCCAGCGGTGTACGTAGCCATGCTTAGATTCCTTCGGTTGCTGCCTTGCGTGTATATTTGCGCTTAACTTCCAGCACGTTTACAGGAGCCGCTTCTTCAGATTCCGAAGGCGTGTCTGGATTGTAACGTGTCCAGCCATTTTTTTCGTCGTACTCAGCTTCAAGTTCCATTGTGGCAACTTTGCATCCGTGGTCAGGGTGGCTAAGATAAATGTTCATAGTAAAAAAAGGGGGTAATTAACCCCCTTTTGGTTTAAGCAACCGTGAAATTCAAGCGATAAGTCGGGAATGTCACCGTGTTGGCAAGTGTTCCAGACGCAGCAGCCCGAATACGCAAACGATCCCCAGAAGTTACAACTAAGTTAGCAGCCGTGCCATTGAGGGTCAAAGACCGTGCCGTATTAGCCGCCAATGCAGTGCCACCTGTTGCTTTGGTGGTATTTGCATCTGTAGCGGCCAACAAAGCAGCGGAGCCAGCACCGGCTTGGCCAAGGTTGGTGATTGAAAACGTGATGTAGTTAGTGTCGTTTGCTGTAAGAGCATCTACACCCGAAAAAATTGCGGATGTAATTGTTCCGGCAGTTTGAGCAATAACGTAAGCATCGCTGTTTCCGGTGGTTGCAATGGTTGCGCCTTGAATAGACGTAGAAAAACCATTTGCAATATTGGACGCAACTTTTGATGTTGAATCAATGATCGCGCCAGTAATTGTAGTGCCCGCAGTCAGTTCAGGGTCGCTAAAAGCAACGCCGACAGGTTTTGTATTTGGCATGATGTTTCCTTTAAAAATAGGGGCCGAAGCCCCTATTTAGGTTTAGCCCAAACGATACACAACGTAAGTGCCGTCACCGGTCTTACGGAAACGGAACAGTTGGCTGGTTGTCACAGCGATAGCAACCAAAGCGTTGCCGCCATCGGTTACACCAGTGCTAACAGCCAATGTGACCGCGCCGGAGGAAGTGCCAATGTTGACGATTGACAAGTCAAAAGTGCTGCCAACAGTAGCGTTAGGAACAGCAGCGTCAATCAACACACCTGTGGGCAAAGTGTAAGTTGCAGCAGATGTAGAGGGGTTAGCCACCAACATCTGGTTAACAATTTGCGCTGCCGTTAGGGTTGCAGTAGCCGTAGCTGTTTGAGGCGCAGCCATTGCACCCATGATAGTTTCTTGACGGTTGCCTGCACCAACTTGATAACCGCCTGCGCCATTAGGTAATGCCATGATAATTTCCTTTAAAAATGTTACGAAAAACGGGGCCGAAGCCCCATTTGATTAGCCCCAGATGCGGCAAGCCATTTGTGGACGGATGGTACTGAAACCATACAGCACGTCAATACGGCAAGGCATACGGTCGTTGTTGATGTCGTACTGACGAACCACACGCAAGCTGATACCGTTGTGAACGGCACGAGCAGCCATGTCAACGCCTTGTGGCAACAGCAAGTCGGCTGTAGCAAAGGTGATGGCATCTTTGTGGTAAACCAAGTTTTGCGCGTACTGGGAAGAAGCAGCGCCCACGAAGGTCACAACACCACCAGTTGCAGGCAATGCGCTCATAGTAGCCAAAGCGTGTGTAGCGGAGTACATAGGAGCAACGGTCACAGTCCAAGTACCAGCCACGGCAGTAGCATCAGCCAAAGCCACAAATTGGAACAAAGAACCAGTTGACTCACGGGTCTGTGGGTTAACAGCATTGCAACCAGAGATAGTGAACACGTCACCAGCAGTGATTGTTGTTGTTACAGAACCTTGCTCCAACAGAATGGTTGATGAGCCTTCGGAAGTAACGCCGGGGGTCTTGACCAATGTAGAAGCGCTGGCGCTACGTGAGCCAGTAGTGTGCTGCTTGATTGACTGAGACATGTTGACTTCGTCAAAGCCCAACACGCCCATACCCATCATGCCGTTCTTGAATTGCTTGCTGATAGTGTCTGTTGGGTTGAACAGACCTTTCATGCCTTCAACCAAGCCAGCGTTAGCAGCAGGGTTCACAGTGGCGTAACGTGGAGACATCACAGCGGCGTTCTCGTTCAGCTTCTGTTGGGCTTGCAACAAGACCAAAGAAGTGGCGGGAGTGGTACCAGGAGTACCAACAGTGTTACCAATGGTTTTGTACGCATTGGCAACGTCAGCATCGATAGAAGATGCCAACTGGCTGATACGAGGCTTAAGCACACGTTCTGCAAAGTCGTCCAACTGCATTGTCAATTCAGCGGATGTGAAGTTGACACCAATGTGCTTTTGTGAAGCAACAGTCAAAGTGGTGAACTGTTCGTTGTCGTCCTGAACTTGCAGGGCGGCACCGTCGGTCACCAAAGCGCGGTCGGGTAAACGGATACGCAGTGTAGAACCGATCTTTGCACCTTCAACAGCAAAGCTGTCGTCGTACTGGCGGTTCACGTTGCGGGTGATTACAAGGTTGTTCTCCAGAATTTCCAGAGCCTTGCGGGTGATCATGTCGATCGTTAAAATACTGTTTGACATTTGAAGTCCTTTAAAAAATTAGCGGTTGCGTTGTGCTTCGTGCTTACGAATCTGGCGATTGCGCTCGGCTTCAATCCACTCCGAAGTGCTCATGGTTTTGATTGACCTGGGGTCAGTCGTGTCATGGCTCGGGCTTCCCGAAGACCGCGCAGTTACCGGACTAATAGGCGTCGGCGCAGAAGTTGATTTTTTCACCGGAGGATTGTCAGACAATCTGACTTCAATCTTTCCGATTTCTCTTGCCTGCAAAATAGGGGGCAAACGAGCAATGCGTTCAGCCTCTTTGGGGTTTGAACCTAGCCAATAAGCTAGATCAGGCCCAAGATCAGAATACTGAATTGTTTCAGCCATTACGTCAGTAATTCGCAGCTTTGGGTTGTAAACGACATCTTCAAAGTCGTCGTATTTGTCCCGAGCCTTTTCTTCACGTTCGCTATAAGCTTCTACAATTTCAGCTTGTTCCTTTTGGCGATCCCGTTGAGCAATCAATTCTTCAGCTTTTCTGAGAGCCAGTGCTTCCGCATAGGCGTCAGTGCTTTCAAAATTGTCAATCGACGGCATTTCCTTGGGAACAACTGGCGCGGTTTGCCGCGCGGCTTGTTCACGTTCCCATTTGCGCTGTTCTCTTGCGAGGCGCTTGCCAATAGCAGCGTCAAGTTCCTCTTGCGAGAATGTCTTGGCAGGCTGGTTATCAGCTACTTCCGGCAAATTTGCTACAACTTCAGGTGTGGCCGTCACATCCTTCGCTGGCGCGGAGTCTACTTCCGCTAGGTTTTGGACTTCTTCAGTCATTTCTTGAATCCTTGGATTCCCCGGTGAACCTCACCGGTAAGGTTTAAAGCATTCGAGTCACTAATCGTTGACCGGCGGTAAGGCCGGTGCCAAAAGTGATTGTCGTTGTGTTGGTTTCAGTATAGTCGTAATTAAACTCTTTGACGACCCCATCTACAATTACCATCAGATAGCCACCAAGGCCATATTCTTGAACAGTAAATACTGTCTGTCCAGCAGCAGCAATTATTGTAGGACTTTGAGCACTTGGGCTACTGTTAACACCTGCTGCAGTCCAAATCAAGTTATCCAATGAATCTTTAAGCAACAACGTGTAACGCGACGGGCCAAACCAAACATTGGCTTCACCGCGCGAGTCCAAAATAACAGGGTTTGCGTTTGCAGTAACTCCGGTGCTATCCGTATAAGTAGCCAAAGGAACCGTAGTTCCGCTGGCGTATGTAAACAGTTTGCCGCCAACAAGAGGTACACCCGCAGCAGTAAAAAACTGCATTTTAGGTGATGGACTAAGCGTAGTGGTCATGATTAAGGAGCATCAGGCCAAGT